CGGAAGCAGGAGGTGTTGTGACGTCTTGCTTGGTTTTGTCGACTACATCTGTTTCCATTGGCTTTCTCCTCGGGTGGCTCGCAACCGGAACGGCGGGTGGCGCCGTTCAGGAAGAGAGCCGTTTGACGACAAAAAGGGGAGTCGCCAGTGGTGAGCTCACGATTCCCCTTTATAGTCGTCGGTGATTCCGGCAGCCGCTGATCAGGCGGGCCGAAAAAGATTGTGCCTATCTATTTATTCAAGATCTCCTTTATTGCATCAAGGATCCTTGTTAGCTCTGTGTCAGCCGGCCGGAGGATCTTCTTGGCGACGATCACCGGTGTCGGCACGATTTTCTTTCTGATGACGTGCGTTCGCCCGTGGACGCGAAGCGCTATCCCCACCATCGCGATGCTTAAAGCGGCCAGCATCACCTTGTCCAGCAGACGCATAAGCGTGTCTCCCGTTGTAGCGGTACTCGTGCTGCGGCAGCTGTTTGCCAGGAAACATCTTCTGGTCATTATAGACCTTCTTCGTTGGCGAGTATATCAGCACAGCCACGCCCTTGAGCGTGTCCCAGGAGAACATCGGCACCCGCACCATCGGGTGCGCCACCTGGGGCCAGGTGTGGATCACCACCGAAAGCAGAAAATCTCTCACCTCGTGGGTGTATAAAAAGTTTTTGTGACGGTTGATGTTGGCGATCACTGCAGCATGGCCTCCGGACCCGCGGGCATCTGGCCGCCGGCAGGCCCTGCATTCATGTCAACCGGACCAGGCGGCGCGGCTGCTGCTGCAGCCTGCTGCTGCTGCATCATCTGCTCCTGCTGGAACTTCATCAGCTCGAGTTCCATGGCGAACTTGTGATCGGTGGCGTGGCCCAGCATGATCGACTGGCTGTCCTCGGGCATGTTCCTGAATTCAGGAGATAAAATGAACTTTCTGTGGACCTCGTAATGTATGCTGTGTTGATCAAATCCGAAGAGCGGGTCCTCGGAGATCATGATCGGCTCTGGCTCTGGAGGCGGCAGCCCCTGGGCCGCGGCCTCCTCCTGGCGCAGCGGCTCCATCGGATCTCCCATCGATAGGAATATCCCCTCGACAAACGGGATCTCTTCGAATCCGATCGGCGTTTCCACCTTGAAGATCTGATAGCCGTCCTCGGCCGTGTTGGCCACGCGGGTGTTCTCCATCCTGGCCCTGGCCACATCGGTATTGGTCTTGTCCTTAAATCCGGAAAGCCCCAGGCGCTTTAAGAGCTCCTCCCTGTACTCGGGGTCCAGGTCGCTCTGGCTGGAGAAAAAACCCGCCTCGGTCAGCTGCAGCATCATCTGCGTCTGGCCCACACGGGTGGAGGCGATCCCGTTGGCGAGCTCCAACCTGACATCGGTGTTCCCTCGCAGCTCTGCGGCCTTGAAGGCCTTGACCTGGACCCCGTGGCCGCGGCCGCTGATCTTGATCATGCGCTCGTCTTTAAAGACCTCGGCCGCCAGGAGCAGCCGCTTTCTGTAGGTGCGCTTGTGGCTGCGGTAGAATCTGAGGATATCGGGAAAGTGCCCCTGCTCGGCCGCGTCCCTTAAGATGTCCACCATGATGCCCGAGGCGTTCGAGGATGGCGCGTTGCCGCGGAGCACGTTCTTCGGGTCGCCGGCCACATCCTGGGCGCCGGCGCGGTGGATGTCGCGCTCCTGCAGCACCTGGGACGGATACGGCGTGCCGGAATGCACCTCGGGCTTAACCCCGCCGCTGGTCAAGGGATCGTACTTTAAGACCAGCAGGTGCTGGCCGTACTTGGTCACGCGCTTTATCGAGGCATCCGAGCCGAGCAACACCAGCGGGCGGGCCAGGGACTTTCGGTTCATCGAGAGGTCGGCATCGATCTCGTTGATGGTGTTCTGCGGGCTGATCAGGTCATCGACACCGGCATCGGCCCAGTACCGGCCAGGCACATAGTGATAGTGGTAATCGGTGATCGTATAGTACCAGTGCAGCCCCTCGCTGTTCTTCTCGACCTTGATCGGCATGCGGTGATAGTCGAAGATCTTCTGATCGCCGACATAGCCCACGTACCGGCCGTTGGGCATGTCCCTTGTCGGCCGGAACTCGAACTCCTTTAAAATCACCTGGTCGGTGTCATCGGGGCCGTGCTCGGGCATGGTCTCAAGGCCCGTGCCCTTCCAGGGGGAGACCGTGGCCACCAGCTTGCTAAGCTTCTTCTCGTAGTTGACCACCGGATCATCAGAGGCATCCTTGTTGACCTTGACGTGGAAGGTATCCTCGAGCCAGTCCTTGTCCTTTAAGCTCTTGAGCCCGAACCAGGGCTTCTTCTCGAGCGCATCGCCCAGGGCCGGCACGGCCAGGTCAAAGACGCTGCAGTTAAAACTCATCACCTCGGCCCGTGTGAGCGGATCTCCCGTCTTATAATCGATGCCCCAGTCGTAGTCGCCCACCACAGGGATGGTCCGGATCAGCCCCATGCCGGTTAGGATCATCCAGATCGCCACCCGCTCGGTCTCGTCCTTAAAGACCTCATCGTCGGCCGCATCCATGTGCTGCAGGAGGTACTCGCCCATCTTGGCCGCATCAGCATCCTCCTGCTCCTCGCTGTTGGGCCAGATCTTGACCGCGAAGTCTTTGTTGAGCACAAGCGCCTTCATCGAGCGCACGTGATCACGGATGATGTTGGTCACAGGCGTGGCCTGCCACTTGCTCGGATCAAGCTTCTTGAAGATCCCCTGAGAGACGATCCACTCGAGCCACTGCTCGCCGAGATAGTACAGGATGTTTCTAAACCAAATGCGTTCGCGGATGGTGATCGAAGGATCAGATAGGCGGGAAAAGGAGTCTTTTACGATGGTAAACAGCTTGTCGTCATCGTCCTTGGAATAGGTCAACTTCATGCGGCAGGTCTCCCCTTAAGATATCCGAACATTATCGGACTCCCTCTGAGAGAACTGTGCCTCTTCAGCCGAAATCCCTTCTTCCGCGAGCTTGTCGATCGCCTCACTGACCGTGATCGAGCTGACCGGCGCCGGCATCCGGATGCGCCGGCTCGCCTCGGCATATTCGCCGACAGTCTTGCTCATCAAACGGTTGAGCAGGTCCTTCTCACGGTTGTCAAAGACGATTTGCCTCCAGACATAAAGGCCGATGATGCACAAGAATACTATAAAGATCAAGATTTTGTCAAACATTTGGACGCCCCTCCTTTGATTGGAGCGGAGAGAGGGATTTGAACCCCCGTCTTGCGCCTGGCAGGCGCACGTCCTGACCGTTGGACTATCCCCGCTGTTTGGGTAACACCTTCGCGTATCGGTCGATATGGGCAGCGCAGCCGGCCGGCCATCGGCGCTCGCTGATAAGCTTCTCCTTGAGCTCACAGTAAGGGTCAAGCCCCTTGTTAAATCCATAACGCAGGCAAGAGTTGCATGGCGGGCACTCTGTAACCAGGTTCTCGGCCGGCTCGAGGTTCTTGACCATCGTCTCGATGGTGTCGGCCGTAAAAATGAAAGGATCATCGGCACTGCGCCGCTCACCCTTTTTGCCGAAGGTACAAATATTGTCAAACTTTTTTGCCGCAATAAACCCAACCAGCGCGGCCCACCGCATCTGCCTATCGATATGGATCCAGAAAAAAATCACCGGCTTTTGGTAGCGGACATGGTTGGCCTTGGTCAGCTGTACATAGTGTGTTGGCTCGGGGGGATAGTAGTCAGTTACCGCGGTCTTAACATCCACCAGCAGGCCGTTTTTCATCACGAAATCATACCCGCTGGCGTTGGTGTGACTCAAGATGTAATCAAAGAAAAACTTCCAGAAGATCGCCTCGCCCACAGAGCCCACAGCATTGTTTTTCTTTTGCGAATCCATGCCGCCTTCGTACCGCTCGGGATTCACCTCATCGGAGGCCTCAGACCTCTCTTTGGCCCACTTCTGCATCTTTTCCGTAATCTCAAGTGAAAGGTACATGCCTGGTTCTCCCTCTGCGTTGAGTGCGGCCGGCAGGCTTGTTTAGGCTGTTTAACGTGACTCCCTCACCGCGGCCGGCCAGCCGTACATTACCATGTTATTGTGATGATCGTCTCCTCCGGCTCGCCCTTGGCGACCTTCTCCTGGCTGTGAGTGATTTCTTTGACGTACTTGGCCGAATCATTTCTAAGTACGCCCGCACGGACAATCCCGTCAACTGCAGCCTTATCAGAGCATCCTGATGGGTCAGTGAGGCGGTGTCGTCGGTTATGCACACGGATACGGCAGCGTGAATCCAATCGCGCATCCGCTTTCGCTCCATCGGATGCATCGCCAGGATCCGGTTCCACGTCGGCAGCGGGAACGGAAGGACGATCCGGATTTGTTTTTTCATCGGTCATTTCGGTAAAAGGATTTTAAGGGCACCAACCACTGCGATGAAAAGCGCATCCTTGGCCTTCTGTTCGGCCGGCAAGTCGCTGTACTCCACAAAGCAAGGGTGCTCTTTTTTCTGTGTGTCCTTTACCGGCCCATAGCTCCAGCCCTCAGCCGCCTTTGTCTTCAGCCAGTTATCATGACTGCGGCCTGGGGTCGCCCCAGGGTTTTTGATATGAAAAATCACCCCGTCGATGGCGCTCTTGGTCTGCCACTCGGGCGCTGCATTCCACGGCAGCTGACTCATATCTCCCAGGGTCTCGCAATAGGCCTTGTTGGCCTCATGGCACACCTGGGCAATCTTTTCGATCGAGAGCATAGACCCTCCTTCCTCTTGGTCATCAATGTGGGCTACTGGATCCTGAACAGTTTCGGCTTGCCTGGGATCACCTGCTCGAGCTCTACCTTATAAAGGACCGGCGTGCTCTTGGCACTCTCCCCATAGCTGTTATACGCGCTGATGGCAAGATAGGTCACACCGTCGACCAGGTTGAGGTCCAGATCGCGCCGCAGTTCCACCTGCCCACCGATCACGATGTCATCGATCCAGCCGCCCTGGTTTTTGATAATGATCTCAAGCTTGTTGATATCGAGCGGGTGATCGTCGCTGCCCTCGGCGCTGCCACCCGCGGCATCGGCCGTGTACGGTCCAGGCGCCCAGGTCATCTGGACATAAAAGCCGTCACACGTAACATTGCCCGAGGGCTCGCCGGCATAGCACTGGTTGTAGCGCGGCAGCGGGAAAGCCCCCTGGACGCCGCCCCACTGCCCGTTGTAGACCTTCCTCCAGTTACTGGTCCGGATCCCATCGGCCCCTCCGAGGCGCAGTTCATAGTAGGCGCTCTGTGCCTCGTCCTTGATATAGCTCATAAGCTGGGGCTGATCGCTTGTGCTCTTTTCCGGCCAGAACCGAAAGCTCATCTGGCTGGTCGCACCGGCCGGCTTCTCGAAGACGATCATAAACTCGGCGCCGGCCGCAATGTGCATGTTCTTGGTTTCGGCCGCCCAGGTCCAAGCGCCCTTTGCCAGTGAATACTTGGCGCCAGGATCCGTATCGAAATGCTCTTCGAGAAGGACTGGCGTCTGGCTTTGGGTCTTAAGCGCGGCATCGATCTTAAAATCAGCCACCTTGGTGGTGACCGCGCCCGCCGCGGTGCCCTGATAGAGCCGGAAGCCGGTGGTGATCGCCAGCGCCGGCTTGCTGTAGGTAAAGGCAATGGTCTTGGTCTCGGCGCGAACCGTTGTGGCCAGGACCAGGAGCCCCAGGGCAATGGCAATCTTTTTTATATAAGCGGTATGCTTTTCCATACTTAGAATGTCTCGATGTATTCGACCTTGTCCTTGTTGATGTGGACCTGGCCGCCGGCGTCCTTGTTGATGTGGCACCACACGCTGTCGCCCTTCCAGCTGCCCTTGACCTTCTTGTAGTGGCCGGACTCAAATGAGACCAGGATCTCGCCGGCGCCAGTTGGCGGAGGCGGCGGTGGCATCGGTCCAGGCATCGGGACCTTCTTGGACTTATCAACCCATCCGTCATCAGATTTCATTGCCATGATCATGCTCCTTTCGTTAAAGATTTAATCCAAGCATTAAAACTCGCACGGGTGCGGGCCCGCTCCTCGGGGGGGTCGAATTCGTTTTCGAGCGCTCGCGGTTTCCAGCCGGCAAGCGAGCACAAGATCGCCATGCCCTCAAAATACCTGGCCTGGTGATGGATCAGGACAATCGCCCTGCAGATCCGCTGGCTCACGGCCCAAGGCACCGCGATCCGGTTCTTGACCCTGGCCGAGTTTTTGACCAGGGTCTTGAGCTCGGCCTCCTCGATCCTGAATTCCTCCTCGATATCCTCTATGTCCGATTGATCGTCAAGCGCAATAACCTTATGCCTTCCCATCGCCATCCCCTTTGCCGGCTCAGCGCTTCGAGCCGAAATACAGCCAGATGATCAGCGCCAGCATCGCTGCGACCAGGACGAGCTCGTTCAATGCCGGCCATCGCTTCGGTGAGGCGCGTACTGGCCGAAGCACGCCTCAAAGGTCTCTCCATGATCCCAGTCGATCGCATCCAGGCAATGGTTCGCATCGAGCCAGTCGATCAGGTGCCCCGCGGCGGTCATGATGCCACCAAGGCCCACGACGCGGTTTTGGACCAGGCCCTTTCCGATCGTAGAGCTGATTGTTTCACGTGAAGAACCACCCTGCAGCGCGTTGCCCATCTGGTCCAGAGCGATCAAGATCTCGAGCCACTGTTTGTCGGACTGATAGGGTCCGGTCATACGGCCTCCCACAGCTGCTTTTGTTCCGTTGGATGAGTGTCGACCCGCGGCCGGCAGTCGCGGTTCCAGCTGCCGCCCCTGGTCTCGCCAAGGAGCCGCCAGCCCGAGGCCACAAGCGATGTGCCAGGCTCCGACTTTAAAGTATACGTGATAAGCCGCCTATAGCCCAGCGCTTTCGCAGCTCGCCAGGCTGCTCCGTAGAGCATGCTGCAGGCATTGACCATCCCGTTGGTGCAGCAGCGGGTCACCTCGACCGTGTAGCCGTCATCAAAGCGCCTTGCCACCGGACGGCCGGCAACCAGCACGCCGACGACCTTCTCGCCATCGTTCACGCCGATACCAAACTTCCAGCCCCTGGGGCTGCCATGGTGGCGGTGATACTTCTTGATGAAGGCGAAGGCCTCCTTTTGTGAGATCGGCTGCAGCTGGAGCATCAGATCTGTTCGGCCTCCTCATCGCTTGAAAACAAGCTTTCCCACTCGCCCTCATCGCCCCCGAGCTCCTTCTCGAGGGCCCGTTTCTCGTCCCAGGCACTGCGCTCAGCGGCGGTTAGCTCCTTTTCCTTAGCGATCCGTTCGGCCAGGGCATGCTCCGCGGCCAGGGCCTCCAGGTCAAGAGATAGCGGCCTGGACATGCACAGCAGCGCAGCCTCATCGTAGCAGTGATCCTCAAGCTTTGTGTCGACGTCCTCGACGTTGTGTTCATCGCAGGTGAGCGCAGGGATGGTCCGGATAAACGCCCTGCAGGTGTTATAGACCACCAGCATCGGCATGCCGTCGGTGCCGTCGGCCAGCTTCGGGATCCGGAGGCGCTCATGCATCTGGCGGATCTTGAGCTTTCTATTCGGGTCGCCCTTAACGATCTGCGTGATCCCGTTGTTCTGGAAGACCTCGGCAGTGGCCTTGCCCTGACCGCCGCCCTGGTAGTCGGGCTTCTTGTTCCAGCAGTCAGGCGAAAGGATGTGCCGCACGCGCCCCTTGACGCCCTCCTCCTCCTCGATCCGGTTGATGTGCTCGGCGATCACTTTGTCTGTTTCGCGCACGCCGGTGTTATCCGGTGCGCCGGAAAGCTGGCCGTAGAGTTCTTTGAACCGGTAAAAGCGGTTGTCGTTATCGATCCACCACCAGGCAGCTGAGTAAGGCGCTCCGAAGCCCCAGTCAAAAGTCATATAGATCGGAGCCCCCTCGGGGATCGGCCGCGGCGCGATAACGTGATGCCGTTCGGAAAACAAAAACATTTGACCCATGAATATGTCCCAGCGCCCGTCCTTATAAGCCGTCCTCCAGGGCTCCGGCAGGCTGTTTAGGCGCGTGACATAGCCAGGGTCGGTGCGAAGCAGGATCGGATTGTCACTGAGAAGCCCTGGTATATACTGGCGCAGCAGGGGCCGCGCCTCCGGATTGGCCGGATCCCTGGGGGCGGCCTTTAGCTCAAAGGGCTTCGCAAAATCAACCCAGTGTTCTTTGACCCAGCCGTGCCCGAGGTTTCCAGGATTCGATGCGCAGATGATCCCTGGCACCTTGTGCTTATACTGCTCGGGGATCTCGAGCGTGCACCTGACCCTGCCCACGAGATATTTATAAATAAACTGGGTGAATGTTGTCAGCTCGTCAATGAGCAGCACATGGATCTCGGCGCCCTGATAAACAAAGACGTCCTTGTCGTACTGGCAGTGGCAGAAGTGCATCATCGAGCCGTTGGGGAAATGCCAGTACTTCTCGCTCTTGTTGTAATGCGCCACGCCGGTCGGAAACTCCAGCCAGCTCTTGATGATGTGATTTGCGACCAGCTCGGGATAGGTCCGGCGGAAGAGATAGACCTGCAGGTTGGGAATGCGCAGACACCAGGAGAGCCCCTCCATGCGCAGCGCATGTGATTTGCCAGGACCCGCAGCCCCGCCGAAAAGTATTTCGTTTGCCGGCGACTCGTGAAGCTCGCGCTGCTTGGGCTGCGGGATGTAGCTGACATCGATGGGCTCGGCCACTACTCCTCTTCCTCGGCGAACCGCCAGATCTGCGCCTCGACATGGCCGGTAGCAATGCGCCGGCCGGTGTCCACAAAGAGGCCCGAGGCCAAAGCGTCCTCGGCGATCGGCGCGTTCTCGCTCCATGTCTTAATGAAGAACTCGCCTGGCTGAAGCTTGACCCCTGGGATATTCACTGTAAGCTTTGCGATCACCATCCCGCCAGGCGATATCAGCGTGATTGCTTTACTGCCCCCATGCGAGTACAGCCCGAGGGAGACATAGACTTTGCCGTACTTCTTAGTTTCAAAGTTCATGCCTGGCCCTCCTTTTACTTCTCTACTCGTTTCTCGCGATAGCCGCATTAAAGAACATGACGGCCGTCTCTAAATGCGTGAGACCGGTTGAAACCTCTCGGCTGGGCGGGCACATCGCTACCGCGCTCCTGGCAAAGCCATGCGCCATCTCCCTTATTCTCTCATAGCGATCAGCCTGGGTTCCCTTGGGCGCATGGTAGGTGAAGTCATTGTCGATCCGCCTGAGTAACGCTGACTGATCGATGATCGAAGTTATAGCCGCGTTTTCTTTCTCATCCATAGCAACTCCTTTTCTGTTTGTTGATCTGTCCGGCGGCCCGCAGGTAGTCAACCATCTGCGCGGCCGCATCGACTATATGTTCGACCCCGAGTTCAAGCGTGAAGCGGACATCCGGCTTTATCTTCGAAGTGAGCCCTGGGGATAAAAGACAGTTGGTCTTGGCCGGCGTCCTGATCTCAATCAGGTGGCTTTCGGGATATCTCAAGATTGCCTCGGCCTGGTTGTCAAAACACACATCATCGACCAGGACGACGTTGCCAAGACTCAAGGCCAAATCGACCTTTAGCTTCCACAGGTTGACCAGGTAATCAACACCGAGGCCCTTTCGCACGATCAGCATCAACTCATCGAGAAATGTACAGCCTTGCTCGGTGCACTGGCCGTCCCAGCCCATCTTATAAGCAATCCGCTCCAGGTCGGCCCGAAAGTTCAAAATCCGCCTGGGTCCAGGAAACTCGCTCCCGTGCAGGAGGCCCAGCTGCCGATCGAGCTTCTGCATAAAGATGCTCTTCCCGTGACCGGCCGGCCCCATCGCTGCAATAATCATTTTGCTTCTCCCTTCGCCTGCTACCCTTCGTTTCTATTTGTCAAACAAAGACCGCTTTGAATCTCCTTCCACTTATCGAGCGCCTGATTAGCTGCGATCGCGCAGCTGCAGGGCTTAGTATGAATATCACCGTTTACCATCGTCACCGCCACCCCCGTCCCGTGGCAGCGGCACGTCTTCATACTTACAATCGATTGTGCCAGCTCATCTGCGAGCTGGCACACCCTTTCCAAATCGTCTGGCCCGTTCTCGTTCTGCTTTTTCATCTGAATCTCTCCGGTAGTGGTTTGGGCTCGGGCACATTGATGTTGACTTGAATGACGGCACCTGTGCCTCCAGGGGCTCCATCGTTCTTGTCCAAGTTCCAGCTCTTTCTCTCCACGGCAACCGCCTTGTCGATCGTGTAGGCCAGATCTTTGACCGCCTTGGCTTTTCCGCCCAGGGTCATCTTTGACAGTTTGACATTGCCAGTGCCGTCGTCAACGGCGGTGACATCATTGACGTCAAGCTCTCTTAAGATCTTGAGAGCCACGGCCAAGGTTTGATTTCCGGCATCGCGGTGCTTTAACTCGACATCGGCGGCAAGCGCCGAATCGATTGCCAGCACCTCCTCTTCGTAGTCATCGGCACCTTTGCCGGTCGGTGGCCGCGGCACACCGCGCCCGTTCAGGTTGGTGATGACCTCGTTCTTGTTGGACTTGGCCTTCTTGACGCTCTCGAGCGCGACCTTCTTGCGGGTGCGGTCCTTGAGCTTGTGAACGGTGGCGCCGCGCTTCCACTTGTGGCGCTTGGCATATTGATGCAGGGACTGGTGGGTCAGGTTCTCCCCAGGGAAGTGTTCTTTGTAGAGCTCGGCAATCCTGCGAAGCGGCAATCCGGTTTCGTACTGGGCCTTGATCCAGCCCCAGTCCTTTGCGACGACCTGTGCCATGGGGTTCCTCCTGGTTAAAGTCTATCAGCTCGCGGCATCAGTGTCCATCTTCCATTGCGCCGGCGCCTCGTAGCCCACGATCTCCTTGCACTGGCTGCAGATGATCGCACAATAGGGCTGCGGGTTGATCAGAAAGGGCCCCCTGAGAGAGAGCCGGAAGCAGCTACGCTGGACGATCCCGCGCATAAAGGGCTCGAGCGGAAAGTGGCCGCACTTCGGGCAGCGCACTTTCGGATACGGGGCATCGCGCAGGAGGGCGGCTTCGATCGGCATCTCAATCCCAAATCCAGCCAGGCGAGCCGCAGATCGGGCAGCGCAGCTGCGGGTCACGGTCATCGGCATCGGCCATCAGGTCGCCGACCGGCCCCTGCCAGCGACAGCCGTTGCAGATGACGCCATCTTCGAGATCGGGATCGTCCTTATCCACGAACTCATCCCTTAGCCTGATCGGATTTGCGTGCTGTGACATTGCCTGGTGCTCCTTTACTGTTGGGGTCAGCCCTGCTCAATGATCCCCCGAAGCCCTATCTCCTGCAGTTCCCACAAATGAAAGGCGTTCGGGTGCACATTGACATAGTGCTCCTTGGGCGGCAGCGGCATGACCATGTGGATATCGTTGGGCACGAACCGGTAACGGGCATCTTTGATCTCCTCCCAGTCCGGATAGCGGAGGGGGTGCGCGATAGACAGGTGCCAGCGGCCCTCCTCATTGGAAGAGACGATGATCGTGCAGTTGTGGCTCGATAGATAGGCCTTGGTGCCGCAAAATGTGGACACCTCAAGCATCGGTCCTTCCACTGGGATTCGCTTGTAGGTGATGGGTGTCATATATCCTCGATCCGGCGGCCGCGCTTTTTGTTGGTCCGCTCGCACAAGTCAAGGGCGGCCTCGAGCTTGTTGGCAGGGATGTCCATGACCGGACCATAGGCCTTGCCGAAAAGGGTGATCTGCGCGTCATCGCACAACCGCAGGTTCAAGATGATCTTTTTGCGCAGGAACTCCTGAACGTCTTTTCTCATGGGAGTTTCTCCTCAAAGGCGTTGCAGTTTAGCAGCCACACCGGATCAAAGTTCCATGGCCAGTTGAACCATCCCATCTTGATGCCGTGATGCTTGGCCTGGATATCGAACTTTTTCAAGGCCGCCTCGACCGCCACAACAGGCTGGCCCCTGCCGACAGAGGCGAACATCGCCAGCATTCCCGCGAGCGGATCGTCGGTGGCCCCCTTTAGGTCAGGGTGCCGGCAGCAGCTGTGTCTGTCACCTGGGACCGACCCCCTGAACTTGCAGCTGTAGCAGCTCGGGCCGTCTTTCATGGCTCCTCCTTGCCCAGGAGCTCGTTTCGCATGCGCATGAGCGCCTCCTCGGCCGCCGCCTCTCCGGCGCGAAAGGCCTCGATGGTCAGCCCGCACACGCGGCAGACCTGGCGATCCTCTGAAAAGTCATGTCGCAGGCACTGGCTGACCCGCTCAAGTTTTCTGATAGAGCGCATGTCCTCATCGTCCGGATCCTCGAAATCTGGCCAGTCGTCCTCGGCCGCCTCGGCCGCCTCTCGGATATAGCGATCCTCGTCGAGCTCCGGATCCTCCTGCTCGGCGATCATCGCATCGACCGCCTCGTTTATGGGCCTGAAATCATCACCAAGCAGATCAACAGCCAGCTCCTCAAGCTTCATCTCGATCCGCGCCAGGCGCCCCTGATAAGATTCCCGCAGCGCGATAAGCATCTCGGAGGCCGCTCGTTTGTCCTTTGAGGCCAGCATCCTCAAGAGCGTCTGCTCCTCTGCGACCTCGGCGCGGTTAACGAAATCAAGCGCTTGCCCGTGGGCCGCGGCATCCTTCTCGGCCTTTCTTGCGGCCGCGGACTGCTTGTTCGAGAGCAGCTTGAGCCGGAGCTCATCGGGCTTGATGCTCTTGATCCGGAAAAATGAGTCCTTGATGTGGACCATCTCGCCGACTTTAAAGATCCGGTCGGCCACTCGGGGAAACAGCCGCTTGATCCGCTCGGCCGCGCCCTCATCCATCATGTCGAAGTTACCTTTGCCTGTGTCCATGGGGCCTCCTTAGAAGGGAATGTCATCGTCCATTGTGTTGGGAAGCTCTGGCTGCATCGGCCTAAGCCTGGGCCCGCCCTGTTGCGGCCGCTGTGCCCCTGGGGGCGCCTGGGCATATCCACCTGGGGGCTCGCCCCCGCCCTGGTAGTGGTAACCATCGGAGGTGCTCTTCTTGGGGCTGAGAAAGACCATACCGCCAAAGGGATCCGCCACGATCTCAGTGGTGTAGCGCTTGACGCCTTCTTTGTCCTCCCACTCGCGGGTCTGCATCTTGCCCTGGATAAGAACCTTCGAGCCCTTGAACAAATACTGGCCGGCGAGCTCGGCTCCCTGGCGCCAGACAACGATCCGATGCCACTCGGTCCTCTCTTTTTTCTCCCCACTGTTCTTGTCGGTCCAGTTCTCTGAGGTCGCAATCGAGAAGCTGGCCACGGCCGTGCCATCGGCCAGGTATCTGACCTCGGGATCGCGCCCGAGATTTCCTATCAATATCACCTTGTTGAGTGTGCCTGACATTTTTTGTCATCTCCTTTGCACTGTTAAAAAGTTTAGTTATATGTAAACCGCCTAATCGACCTCAGACTGTTTTTTGGCGAGCTCAAGAGCGCTGATGAGCTGGTCTATCAGGCTGTCATCACCCGCGTCGAGGTTGATTTCGCTGCCGGTCGGATCGTTGGTGTCGACCCAAGCCGCGCCTTTCTCCATGTGCAGCGAGACGATCCATCCCTCGGGCAGATCCTTGCACAACTGATCGACGGCATCCTCCATATCGTCAGCCCTGAACTCGCTGATCGCCGGCAGCTCCTCTGTGATCCGCACGAGAAA